AGGGTGGCCATAGGTAATTTACCAAATACGATTAAACAGGCCTGTATCCTCATTACAACGGCATTCTTGAAAATGCGCGGAGACAATTCCCTCACCATGAACATTACGACGCAGCCTAACGGCAACGTAAGCGGAGCAACGATGTACGGCGGAGACATTCAAACTGCCTTAACGATGCTTGATCTATACAGACGGATTCGCTAGTGGCAGGGCGCACCGGCGTACGCGCTACCCTTTACAACTGGCTAAACACCGGAAGCATTACAGGGCTAAACCAGATTTTTACATCATTCCCGAAGCGCATTAACTACCAAGTTAATTCCACGCCCGGCCAACTAAGCAGAGCTGCGGTAGTAATCTTTATTCAAAGCGAGCGCGAGAGCCGTATAGCAATAGGCGGGGCAACTAACGGCTGGAAGAGAATTGACTACTCAGTAATTTTACAGGTCTACCAGCATTCAATGGAGCGCAACGCAGAAGCAGCGATGACGACATTTGACACGCTGATTGACTCAATCAAAACCCGGCTGCGAGCTGACCATAATTTCGGAGACGCAACGGGCAATCTAGTCTGGCAAGGCGCAGAGCCGGCCATAAATACAACTTACGGAGAGCCGGCAACAGATAACGGCGGAGCGACGGAGACGTTTGCTGAGATACAATTCGATGTAACAGAGATGATACAAGCATAGGAGAAACATGAAGATCACAAACGAAGGTAACGACGAGCGGGTGTATCCTACGCTTGGCGTCACTCTAAAAGCCGGAGAGTCATTTGACGACGCGAAAGCAACAGCAACAAAGCCAACAGCACTAATACCGTCAGCCGCGTCTGACTCTACCGAAAAAGAGGTGAAGTAAATGTCCGTACAAAATTCCGTTCGCAGTTACCTTGGAATTGCTAAAGAGGCAACTAAGGGAACCGCAGTAACGCCAACAGATTTCATACCAGTAATGGCCGGAAGCCTAAAGCCAGTAGACGTGATTGACCCACTCTACGACGAAGGCCTACGCGGTTCACTCGTAAAGAATTACAACTACTTACCGGGTCGTACGCGCTCGACATACGACTTTGGCGGATCAGTATTCCCAGACACTATTGGATACGCGATCGCTGGCCTACTTGGCGACGTAGCAACAACAGGAGCAAGCGCGCCATTTACACACACTATTTCGCTAGAAAACAGCGCAGTAGCAGCGGCAGACGCTCAACCACTTTCATACACTATTACTGACTTCTACGCAGCGGCAGTACGCGCATACCCGGGTTGCCAATTCTCAGACTTCACATTGAAATTCAATGCTGACGGAATGTTGGAATACGACGCAAAGACAACAGGATTCGCAAGCGCGGCAGCGGCAACACCTACACCGAGCTTCTCAACTATCCTGCCTACTCAGGTATGGAAGGGTTCCGTGAGCATTGGTGCGACAACAATTACTAACAGCATTAGCGGCGAAATCGCCATGAAGCGACCAGTAACACCTATTTACGGAATCTCAACAACACAAAACCCTTACAGCGTGTTCCTCGGAGCGCTAGAAGTAACCGGTAAGATCACTTTCGTAATGGAAGCTGACACAGAATTAACCCGTTACCTAACTAACACTCAGCCAGCCCTAGTCTTTAACTGGGCATACGGCGCGGCCGCAGCTGCGGTACAAATCCAAGCAACTCTAACAAAGGGCGCATACGTTGCGTCAGCGATCGAGCGCGGCTCAGATTTCGTACAGATTTCTGTTGACATTAACGGAATCGGTAACACTACCGACGCAGGAGCAAGCGCAGGATTCTCACCTATCAAGTGGGTATTACAGAACGCAAAGCCAAGCGGTACATACGCATAACTAATCAAGAGTAGGGGTAAGGTTGAGATCGAACGCCTTCCCGGTCTCCCTTCCCCTACTCCCTTGATTTACGCTAAGATAATTGGAAGGCAAACAACAGGAGGCAATCATGGAAAAAAACATCACTCTACCATCAGGCGCAACAGTTAAATTCAAAGACCCGGCACTACTACGGGTCAAAGACCGCAAGAAGGTAATGAAGGCGGCAGATTCAGAAACCGGCGACCTAGGCAAAGCGCTAGCGCTAGGCGAATCCATTATTGCGATGCTCGTAGAAGAGTGGTCATTTGACTTACTGATTCCGTCAATCAAGATTGAGTCAATCGAAGAATTAGAAATGGCCGATTACGACGCGCTAGTAGAGGCAACAGCTGACGCAAACAAAGTGCTATTCCCGTCATTGGCCAAGAATGACAAAAACGAGGCAGACCCAAAAGCGATTACCGACAACTCGAAAGATTAAAATGGGTAATTAACGGAGGCAGCCGAGCTGACGAATTCGATTACCCTGATGAGCAATGGTTTTACTTTACAATGGCAGATAGGTTCGGGTGGACACCGGAGCAAGTAGATAACCTGCCAGCTGGAACGGGAGATTGGCTAATTGCGATCGCGGGGGCGGTAGAAGAAATCAAAGCAGAGAGAGCAGAGCGTAACTAAATGGGCGCAATAATCGTACGCAATCTCTCGCAAGTAATGAACGGGCTAACGGCCTTTGAAAAAAACATAATGGAGGCCGGAGAATTTGCGATCGCTCAGGCAGGATTTGCGCTAGAACGAGAAGCCAAGAAAAACGCTAATACCGGCACTCACGCAAGAGGCGAAGGCCATCTCCCGGGAACGGGTCCGGGTCCGAACGTAGTTACCGGAACTTTACGCCGAAGCATTACAACAGAAGTGCGATACGGATTTGGAAGTTACATTGCTACGGTGGGTCCAACAGTAGAATACGCACGCGCCGTAGAATTAGGACACCCAAAATGGCGCGGCAAGCGGTATCCTTACCTAATACCAGCGGCAGGGAAGTTGATCGGTAACGGAACTTTAAACCGGGTATTTACTAACGCGTTCAAATCTAGGTATAAGGGGTAAAAGTGGCAAACTCAATTCCACCGGTACTCATTGAATTACAACTAGAGACCGCAAAAATTGCGTCACAGATGAACCAGCTGACAGGCGATTTCCAAAACTTCGGAAAGACAGTCGAGAAGCAAACCGGATTTATGGCTAACTTTAAGGCGGCAGCTGCCGGCGTATTCGCTGGAGACCTGATGACCTCCGGCCTAAACATGCTAAAGACCGGAATACAAAGCGCAATACTCGACGCGCAAGAATACGAAAAAGTATCAGCGCAATTAGCAGCCGGTATTGCCTCAACAGGCAACGCGGCCGGATTGAGCGTAGAAGGATTACAAGCGCAAGCAAGCGCGCTAGAAAAATTATCAGCGGTAGACGAAAACTTGATTATACAATCGCAAGCGGTATTCCAGACCTTTACAAACATACGCAACGTAGCCGGCGAAAATAACGACATTTTTAATCAAGCAAGCCAATCAGCGCTAGACCTGTCAGTAAAAATGGGCGGAGATTTACAAGGGGCAACTGTTCAATTAGGTAAAGCGCTTAACGACCCTATAAAAGGTATAACAGCCCTGACTAGAGTAGGCGTAGTCTTTACCGACGCGCAGAAGGCGCAGATCAAAGCATTACAAGAATCTGGCGACATGATGGGCGCGCAGAAGATCATTCTGGCAGAAATGAACACCGAATTCGGAGGAGCAGCAAAGGCAGCTGGCGATACCTTCGCGGGAGCAGTATTCAGGGCAAAAGACAAAGTTGCCGATTTCGCTCGGGAGTTTATTACAAATTTACAGCCAATCCTGCTAAAAATCGGAAAGACTATTGGCGACTTATACACAAAGTACCTAGCGCCGTTACTAAGTTTCATTAACAGAAACAAAGAGGCACTAGGTTTATTTGTTGCGATTATTGGAACGGCGGTCGTGGCGTTTAAGGTTTACCACGCGGTCATGGCAATAGGTACAACTATTTCAAGCCTTTATTTGGTAGCAACAACTTTATTACGAGGCGCAAAGCTGATAGACGTCGTAGCGACAGATCAACAGACCAGAGCAATGGTAATGCTCAATGCCGTAATGAACGCCAACCCGATTGCCCTAGTAGTGCTCTTGTTAGCAGCGCTGGCGGCCGGATTTGTTTACGCGTGGAACAACAGCGAATCATTTAGAAAAATAATGATCTCGGTAGGCAAAGCCGGATTAACTGCCCTAGCATTTATTATTGAACAAGTCGGTAATTTAGCCGTGGGAGTATTAAAAGTAGTAACGGGTCCGATGAGATTACTACTTAAAGGTTTAGACATGCTTGGGGTCGCAGGCGCAGGAGAGGCTCTCAAAGACATTAACGGCGCGATAGACAGCGTGGGCAAGTTCTTTGACGGAGCAGCAAAGAAGGTTGAGTCGTACAAAAAAACATTAGACGGGCTGGCTGACAAGAAAATCAAGCTGCCAAGTTTTGGAGCACCGCCAAAAGTGCCAACCGGAGAAGAAGGCGGCGCAGCTGCCCCGGGAAGCGGCGGCGCATTAACAGCCGACCAGTTAAAGAAAATCAAAGCCGACGCAGACAAGACAAAGGCGACTCTGAAAAAACTTAACGAAGACGTGAAAAAGTCTTACGCAGACATGAACAAAGTAATAGCCGAATCAGCGGAAAAGCGCAGCGAGATACAAGCAAATTACGACGAAACTATCCTAGAGTTACACGCAAGACACGCTGAAAGAAAATTAGAAATAACCGCTGACTACGAAGAAGACATAGCCAGCGCATTAACCTCTTACGAAGAAGACAAAGTACAAATAGCAAAGCGGTACGCGCAAGACACAGAGCGCGCACTAAAAGCGCACAATGACGCAAAAGAGCGCATAGCCAAGACTTACGAAGACTCTACCGCACGCGCATTACAGACCTACAATAAGTCAAAAGAAAAGATCGCCAAGAATTACCAAGACACAGTCACAAAAGCGCTCAAAGATTTCAATGACAGAAACCAAAAGATCAGCGAAGACTACGCTAATAAGGCGGTCAAACTAGAAGAGAGCGCAACCCAAAAAAGAGCTTCTATTATTGAGAAGGGTCGCGCACTCTTAACAAATGCGTTTGAAAGCGGAACCAAAACAGACCTAGCAAAGATGTTCCAAGACAGCGACAAGAGCGGTGCTGGACTCGCAGCTGCGATGAAAAACAAGTTAGCCAAGATCGTCGAACTCCAGCAAAATGCTGGCAAGCTGGCAAGCCTCGGATACACACAGACATTTATTCAACAGATCGTTGCGTCGGGAACAGACACCGGCAACGCGATGGCGCAAGCAATTTTACAGGCAACGCCGGATACTCAGGCGCAATTAAAAGACCTTTACGGCGCAATGGAGGATACAAGCAAGAATGGATTAAACGGCCTAGCAAGCCAGATGAGTACCTCAACAAGTTTCGCTACGGAAGAGCTTCTAAACGAATACCAGCAAGTAGGGGCAGACTTAAATACTGCGCTTGCCGACAATCAAACAAGCCTGACCGCAGCACTAGGCGACAGCCAGAGCAAATACAGCGAAGCGCTAACAAGCGCGGCAAGTTCACGCATGGAAGCATTGGCCGAAGCAAAAGCAAGTTACAGCGAGGCAATGGCAGACGCAGCAAAGGCGCAGCAAGAAGCCTTAGCAGAAGCGCAGAAAAATTACAACGAAGCAATGACAGAAGCGGCTAAAGCCCAAACGGAAGCCCTAGCAGAAGCAAAGAAAAATTACGACGAAGCGGTAGCAAAAGCAGCAAAGGCGCAAGCAGACGCGCTAACAAAGATCAAGAAGGATTTGGAAAAATCTTTACTTGATGCTGCCAAGATTTTTAATGACCAGATTGACAAACTAAACAAAGCGACCATAAAGAAGTTAAATGAATTACAAGCCGCATTAGTAAAAACTGCTTCTATGATTACAACTCTAGGAGGCGCAAAGGCAGGAGTAAAAGCATTAGCCGGATCGCCAATGGCTGGAATTCTTTCAGGTACAGGCGCACAAAGCGCCAATACAGAAGTCGCTACAATTACCAATTACTACCAGACCGACATTACAGGGGTAAACTTAACAGACCCAAATCAAACTGCTACGGTGGTAAAAAACGCGGTGCTATTCGGGCAAACGCAGGGGTTGGCAACGGATGGCGATTTTATTACCATAAACGGCAGAGTGGGAAGGTAACAAATGCCAACAGTAGCCTCTCTAAATAATTACTCGTTTGCCTTTAACGGATACATCTTCGGCGGAGCTGATTCCTGCCATCAAGTTTATGCGGTAGACGGGCTAGAAGCGCTACCTAACATACGAAATCAAGACGATAACCGAGGCTACTCAGACGGCATGTTTACCGGCAACGATTTCCTATCAGGCCGCGACATTACAATTACAATTTTAACCCTAGGCAATAGCAGCACCGCCACGATTTCAAGCGCAACGGCAACCGGAACCGGAGTAATTACTTACAACACTTCAACGGCGCACAAACTAATTACAGGCCAAAAGGTTACGATCACCGGAGTGCTCTCAACCGGCAATCCAACCGGAACAGCTGGAGCAGGATTTAACCAGATTTTACAAGAAGCGACAGTATTAACCACTACTCAATTCACAATACCGGTAACGCTAACGGACACCCGGACAAGCGGCGGAACTATGAACATGAGTTCAAGCGCGCAGACTAATTACAATTTGTTACAAAGAAATGTCCTACCGCAGACAACCGGAACAACAGTATTACAGTTCCAGATGAGTACGGCAGAAGGGCTACAAAGAGTAAATGCTCGTACCCGCGCAAACCGAACCATGGTAGACCCGGATTTTACATACGGATACATCAAGAGCCAATACACCTTCTTCTGCCCAGACCCACGCTATTACGACGACGCGCTACAAACGGGAACGCTGGCAATTTCTAACCCGCTAGGCCGTACCTACAACCGCGTGTACCCTCTGGTATACGGTGGCGGCTCACTAAGCACCTCGACAACAGTATTGAATAACGGCTGGGCAACGACTTACCCAACTATTACAATGAATGGTCCTATTACAAACCCAACTTTCGGTAACATCACGCAGGGTTATTACATAACAATTTCAGGTACTTACACAAATACAGATACAGTAGTAATTAACTTAGACGAAAAGTTAGTAACGATCAACGGAGTATCCGGCCGCAACCTAGTCGCAGGCGGCTCAAACTGGTTCTCAGCGCCGCCGGGAACTAACTCGTTTTACATGACCGGTACGGGTACACTAGGCGGTACAACAGCTGCTACCGTTACTTGGCGCTCGGCATACATTTAGGAGATAAAAATGGCATTACGGACACCGCCAAGCTGGTTACAAAACGGCTCGCACCCGGCAGAAAATGATCGTCTCACTACGCAAGCAATTTACGCTACGACGGGAATAGTCGGCACATCTTCATTAGCGGTAACACAGAATTCACCCGCTGGAATGTCAGTATTGATTGCGGCTGGCTGGGGAGCAATCGTAGGTACAACGCAAGCCAACATGGGCGTGTACCAGTTTTACAACGACGCAACAGCAACGGCAACCATTACTACGGCTAACCCGTCAAACCCAAGAATTGACCGCGTATGTATTACCGTATCCGACGCTTACTACACAGGAGCACTAAACACAGTAGCAATTAACGTAGTCGCCGGAACCGCAGCTGCCTCGCCGGTCGCGCCTGCTATACCTGATAACTCAATTTCTTTAGCAACTATCGCGGTAGGCGCTGGCGTAACTTCAATTCTAACAGCCAACATTACCGATACAAGAGCAAATGTAACAACCAATTTACCTACTGGCGATTTAACCGAAGTGGCCTCTGGAACTGGTATTACCGTGACAAGCGGAACGGGTCCAATTCCGTCTGTGGCTATTAATACAGCCGTAACAGCTGACTTAACAACAGCGCAAACATTGACTAATAAAACTCTTACTGCCCCGGCGGTCAACGAAGCAGTCTTTACAGATGGAGTAGTCAAAGGCTTAGAAGAAGACGTCAATGTAGTCGCAGCCGCCGCAACCGGAACAATTAACTTCGAAGTTTCAACTGCCTCGGTTTGGTATTACACGACAAACGCGACAGCAAATCACACACTAAACTTCCGTTACAGTTCTGGCGCAACATTAAACAGCAAACTTGCGGTAGGCGACGCGATCACTTTGGTATGGCTTAACACAAATGGCGCAACCGCTTACTATCCAAACGTCATTCAGATTGACGGAACAACAGTAACGCCAAAAGTTCCGGCAGCAATTACCGCAGGCAACGCGAGCGCGATTGACGCTTACACTTTCACCATCATCAAAACCGCAGCAACGCCTACCTACATCGTGCTTGAATCGCAAACGAAGTTCGCATAAAGGATAGATCGTGCCAATAATTTCTACATTAGCAAACGGGTCGGGGCGTGGTTACAGGGCAGGAGGAGCGCTGCCTCCTACAAGCATTGACTACCTAGTGATTGCGGGTGGCGGTGGAACCAATAGCCCAAACGCAAACT